AGCCCATCGAAGAGGTGGAGCGAGAGCTAATGAGCGTGCTGGAGGGGATTGAGTACAAGGTTTTGGACAGCGGGGACGAGAAGAAAGCCCTGCCAAACCTAGAATAAACATAAAAAACCGTGCAACTGACCCAAGAAAACCTCGCCAAACTGCGTCAAGCCTTGCCGACTCTGCCGGATAAGGAGAAACGGCGCGTTGCCGACCTCCTGAAGCAGTATCAGAACCAAATTACGCAGAAACTAGGCAAGGATTCGTTCCTAGATTTCATTCATCACGTGTATCCGGGGTACAAAGTAGGCCCACATCACCGGAAATTGGCAAAAATCTTCGAAGACATAGCCGAAGGCAAGAAGAAGAGAGTGATCGTTAACATTGCCCCGCGACATGGTAAGTCTGAGATGATTTCTTACCTTGCTCCGGCGTGGTTTCTAGGCAAATTTCCGCAGAAGAAGGTCATCATGGCCTCACACACCGCAGATCTTGCGGTAAATTTTGGTCGTCGGGTGCGTAACTTAGTGGGAGCAGAGAATTACCGTGACATCTTCCCCAACGTCTCTCTCCAAGCTGACTCTAAAAGTGCTTCTCGCTGGGGTACGAACTTTAATGGTGAGTATTTTGCTATTGGTGTTGGCGGTGCCTTGGCTGGTCGGGGTGCTGATCTATTCATTATTGATGATCCTCATTCTGAACAAGAGGCCAAGCAAGGAAGGGCTGATGTATTTGAGCCTGCTTGGGAATGGTTCCAGTCAGGCCCCGTCCAACGACTAATGCCGGGCGGTGCGATCATCGTGGTGATGACCCGGTGGTCGAAGATGGATCTGACGGGGAAGATCGTCGATCACATGACCCGCGAAGAGGGTGCAGATCAGTGGGAAGTAGTCGAGTTTCCCGCCATCCTCAACGAGAAACCGCTTTGGCCTGAGTTCTGGGATATCGACGAGTTGCTGGCTAAAAAGGCCAGTATGGATGTGCGGTATTGGCAAGCCCAGTACATGCAGCAGCCGACCTCGGAAGAAGGTGCGCTTCTCAAGCGGGAGTGGTGGCAGGTATGGGAGGGAGATAATCCGCCCCCGTGCGAGCACATCATCATGAGCCTCGACGCTGCCCAAGAGAAATCAAACCGGTCGGACTTCAACGCCCTCACAACGTGGGGTGTTTTCTTTAATGAAGAGACAAAAAACTACAACATAATCCTGCTCAACTCCATCAAGCAGCGACTTGAATTCCCTGAGTTAAAGGCGATGGTGTTGGAGGAGTACAAGGAGTGGAACCCGGACACCTTCATCGTGGAGAAGAAGTCCAACGGCGCGGCCTTGTATCAGGAGTTCCGCCGGATGGGTGTGCCCATCAGTGAGTTCACGCCGGGTAAGGGTCAGGACAAGATCAGCCGGGTCAATGCGGTGTCAGACTTGTTTTCTTCAGGTATAGTCTGGTGTACTGACCATAGGTGGGCCAGAGAAGTAGTCGAGGAGTGTAACGACTTCCCGAGCGGTACACACGACGACTTGGTGGACTCTACTACTCTCGCCCTCCTGCGCTTCAGGCAGGGTGGGTTTATTCGACTTCCGTCAGACGAGCCGGAACCAACAAAGTGGTTCAAGAGCCATCGGCGCGAAGGCTACTACTAGGAGAGTTTAGATGGCCGTCGATAAAAGTTTGATGGAAGCTCCGCAAGGCATTGCTGGCATGGCGATGGACATGGAGCCGATTGAGATTGAGATCGTTGATCCGGAAGAAGTACGGATTGGCATCGATGGGGTAGAGATTGAGATCGGCAAAGATCGACCGAGTGCCGATGACTTCAACGCCAACCTTGCAGACTTTATTGACGAGCAGGAACTTCAGATTCTTGCCTCCGAGTTGATTGGAGATTACGAGCAAGACCTCTCCTCCCGCAAAGACTGGCTGGATACCTACGTCAAAGGTTTGAAGATTCTGGGTATCCGATACGAGGATCGGACAGAGCCGTGGCCCGGTGCGTGTGGTGTGTTCCACCCGCTTCTTATGGAGAGTGCGGTCAAGTTCCAGTCCGAGACGATCATGGAGACCTTCCCTGCGATGGGGCCGGTCAAGACCAAGATCATCGGCAAGGAGACGGCAGAGAAGAAAGACTCGGCCATTCGTGTCGCGGATGACATGAACTATAAGTTGACCGAGGAGATGAAGGAGTATCGGCCAGAACACGAACGCCTCCTCCTGTCCCTAGCCCTCGCGGGTAACTCCTTTAAGAAGGTGTACTACGACCCGTCGCTTGGTCGTCAGACTGCGGTCTATATCCCGGCTGAAGATATCGTGGTGCCATACGGCGCTGCCAACATTGAGTCAGCCGAGCGTGTTACGCACCGGATGCGTAAGACTAAGAATGAGGTGAAGAAGCTTCAGTACGCAGGCTTCTATAAGGATGTGGATCTGGGTGATCCGATCCGTGTCATGGACGAGGTTGAGAAGCAGAAGGCTGAAGATCAAGGCTTCAGCGCGAGCATGGACGAGCGGTTCCAGTTGCTTGAGATGCACGTGAGTTTGGATCTCAAGGACTACCCGGACGTTGATGACGACAATAGTGAGACTGGGATTGCGTTGCCGTACGTGGTGACGATTGAGAAGGGTACGGGGACGATCTTAGCAATCCGAAGGAATTGGAGGGAAGATGACAAGCTCAAGCAAAAGCGACAGCATTTCGTCCACTACGGATATATACCCGGATTTGGATTTTACTACTTCGGCCTTATTCACCTCATCGGGGGACATAGTAAGGCTGCAACGTCCCTCCTTCGACAACTTATCGATGCAGGAACTCTCTCAAATCTCCCCGGAGGACTTAAGTCTAGAGGACTACGAATTAAGGGAGACGATACTCCGATTGCACCGGGAGAGTGGCGAGATGTAGACGTACCCTCGGGTGCGATCAAAGACAATATCCTCCCGCTTCCGTACAAAGAACCTTCGCAGACTTTGGCTACCCTTATGGATCGGGTGGTCGAGGAAGGACGCCGCTTCGCTGCGGTGTCGGATCTGAAGGTATCGGATATGTCTTCGCAGGCTCCGGTGGGCACTACGCTCGCTATCTTGGAGCGCGTGTTGAAGGTGATGTCGGCTGTTCAGGCTCGCATTCACTACACGATGAAGCAGGAGTTCAAGCTCCTCGCTGCGATTATTCGTGACTACACCCCGGATGAGTATTCGTACGAGCCGGAAGTCGGCGGTCGCAAGGCCAAGAAGTCTGACTACGATAACGTCGATATCCTCCCAGTCAGTGATCCGAATGCGGCAACGATGTCGCAGAAAGTGGTGCAGTACCAAGCAGTGCTTCAACTGTCGCAGTCTGCTCCACAAATTTACGATCTACCCTATTTGCATCGTCAGATGATTGAGACGCTTGGCATACGAAACGCCAACAAGATCGTCCCGTCGCCTGATGATCAGAAGCCCGTAGACCCCGTGACGGAAAATATGAACATCATGAACGGCAAACCCGTGAAGGCGTTCTATTACCAAGACCACGAGGCGCATCTACAGGTTCACATGATGGCTATGCAGGATCCAAAGATCATGCAGATTGTGGGTCAAAACCCGCAGGCTCAGGCAATCATGGCCGCTGGCGCTGCTCACATCATGGAGCACGTTGCCTTTCAATACCGCAAGGAAATCGAGAAACAGTTGGGAGCAAATCTCCCGCCGATGCCCGATGCGGAGAAGGACGAGAACTTCCTGCCAGAAGCAGCCGAGGTTCAGATCTCTCAACTTGCCGCAGCAGCCGCTGCCAAACTGCTACAGAAGGATCAGGCCGAGGCTCAAGCACAGCAGGCCCAGCAACAGGCTCAAGATCCTGTCGTCCAGATGCAGCAGATGGAGCTTCAACTCCGACAGCAGGAGTTGCAGATCGAGTCTCAAAAATTGCAGCTTAACGCTCAAATCCAGCAGCAGAAGTTGCAACTTGATGCTCAGGTCAAGATGGCTGATCAGCAGCGCAAGGAGAAGGAGTTGCAGATTGATGCGGCTCTTAAGGCTGACGAGATCGAACTCCGTCAGGCCGAGATCTCAAATCGTCAACAAATTGAAGCAGCCAGAATGGGCGCTGATATCCAGAAGCACAAGGCATCCCTCGCCGCCAAACAGCAGGCAGATGGAGTCCGCATGGGTATCGACATCGCCAAGGCCAAAGAATCCGCTGATCTTCAGCGCAACCGCCCCCAAAAGGGCAAGAAGGAGTAAATGAGTTATACGACACCTCTTGAGTACCTCAAATCAAAACTTGAGGACGAGCGTTCCAACATCGTGTCTTTTCTGTCTCAGGGCACGCTGAAGGACATCGAGGAGTACCGAAGATTGTGCGGGATCATCCAAGGTCTTGATGCCGCCAAAGTTCATATTAATGACCTTGAAAAACGGATGGAGACAGGCGATGAGTAACATTGATATTGAGAAGACACAGGAGGAAGCGAAGAAGGCTTCCTTGCTCCCAGCGCCGAGAGGGTATCGGTTGCTGTGCGCGGTTCCTCATGTAGAAGAGGAATTTGAAGGCGGAATCGTCAAGGCCGAAGACACCAAGCGAACGGAGGAACTGACTACGGTTGTTCTCTTCGTCGTGAAGATGGGTGACATGGCCTACAACGATAAGGATCGGTTTCCTACCGGCCCTTGGTGCAAAGAGGGGGATTTCGTCCTCACTCGCCCGTACGCGGGCACCCGTGTGGTCATTCATGGCCGCGAGTTCCGACTTATCAACGACGACAGTGTGGAAGCGGTGGTCGATGACCCCCGTGGTATCCGCCGCGCATAAGGAGTGATTTATGGCTAATGAAGAATTTAAATTCCCAGACGAGGTAGAGGCTGAAGCCAAAGCCACGCCGGGAGCCGATGATTTCAGCATTGAGGTCATCGATGACATGCCTCCAGAGGATCGGGCACACGCTAAGCCGATGCCGAAGGAGATCGTTGAGAATCTGGAAAAGGACGAACTTGACCAGTATTCAGACGATGTAAAGGAACGCTTCAAGCAGATGAAGAAGGTTTGGAACGACGAGCGTCGGGCCAAGGAATCTGCTGCTCGTGAGCGTGAGGAAGCCCTCAAGTTTGCTCAAGCCCAAATGGAGGAGAACAAGCGTCTCAAACAGCGCCTTGGCGTTGGTGAGCGTGTCTTCATCCAAGAGGTAACTAAGGCGGCTAACACCGAGTTGGCAGTCGCTAAAGATAAACTTAAGCAAGCTTATGATTCGGGTGATTCGGAGAGTATTGCCTCGGCACAGGAGGCTATGACCGATGCCAAGCTGCGTTTGAAGCAGTACGAAAATTTCCGACCCTCTTTACAAGACGAAGATTCGCGTGTACAAGAAAACCAACAGGTAACGACACCACAAGCGCCTGCTCCAGCTATCGACCCAAAAGCCGATGCTTGGAAACGGAATAACACTTGGTTCGGTGTGGACGAGGAGATGACCGCCCTCGCGCTCGGCCTTCATGAAAAATTGGTCAGGTCTGGAATCGATCCGCGTAGTGACGACTACTACCAACAGATCGATGCGACGATGAAGAGGCGGTTTCCGGAGGCGTTCGAAGACGCTGAAGAGGAAGCCAAACCTCAGAAGGAAGTGGCCAAAACCGCTCCCAAGCCCAAGCCGTCCACAAACGTGGCTCCTGTGACGCGGGGAACCGCGCCTCGTCAGATTCGTTTGACAGCTACGCAAGTTGCTCTGGCTAAGAAACTTGGCTTGAGTAATGAACAGTATGCACGGGAACTTATGAAACTGGAGAACGACAATGGCTGAGAATCGTCTGCAACGAGAAGTTGAGAATAGAGACGCCGCGCAGCGGAAAGCATCGTGGGCACCGCCCCAAACGCTCCCCGAACCGGAGCCGCAGGAAGGTTGGGTGTTCCGATGGATTCGGACAAGTATTATGGGTCAGGCTGATCCCACTAATACATCTGCAAAATTTCGTGAAGGTTGGGAGCCAGTCAAAGCTGCCGAACAACCTAAGCTAATGTTGCAAGCCGATCCCAATGGACGTTTTAAAGACAACATTGAGATTGGTGGGTTGTTGCTCTGTAAGGCTCCGGCTGAACTGATGAAGCAGCGTGATGATTATTACGCGAAGCAGGCGCAGTCTCAGATCCAGTCTGTAGACAACAACTTTATGAGGCTGAACGATGAGCGTATGCCACTCTTTAACGAGAGGAAGACATCGGTCTCGTTCGGCAAGGGTAAATAATTTCTTTATTGGAGTAACAAATGGCTTATCCTTCCGTTGACAAGCCTTATGGCTTGAAGCCGATCAACTTGATCGGTGGGCAGGTGTTTGCCGGTTCGACCCGTCAGCGTCGTATCGCTTCCAGTGCGGATAGCATTGGTTTCGGCGACCCGTTGGAGTTCGCATCGGACGGCACCGTTAAAGTAACGACTGCCACGACGACGGCCCCGACCGCTGGCTTTGCCGGTGTGTTTTTGGGCTGCACGTTCGTGTCCTCTGTGACGGGTCAGCCGACCTACTCGCAGCAGTGGACTTCGGGTACCTCGGTCAAGGCCAACACGTACATTGTTGCGTATGTGGCTGATGATCCGGACACCCTGTTCAAGGCTGTGGGCGTGACGGCTTCGCTCGTTGTGTCCACCACGGGTGGCTTCACGTATTCGAACGTTGGCAACAACGTGGCTCTCGTAGCCAATACGCTGAACACCACGAGTGGTGATTCGCAGCAGGGTCTGTTGGTCTCGTCGGCCAGCACCACGCTGTCTCTGCCGATCCGCATCGTTGATGTTGTTGAAGACACGGCCTTCGTGTCGAGCGGCACCGTCTATTACCCGGAAGTCATCGTTAAGTTCAATGCAGCTTACGTGAACTCTGGTGTGATCGAGGGTGGTCACTCTTACAACAACCCGACTGGCGTTTAATAGGGAGTTCTAAGACATGGCTATTTCACGCGCACAATTACTTAAGGAACTCCTTCCGGGCTTGAACGCCCTGTTCGGCCTTGAGTACAAGACCTATGGCGAAGAGCACAAAGAGATCTACGAAACTGAGACCTCTGAGCGTTCCTTCGAAGAAGAGACCAAGCTTTCTGGTTTCAGCGCCGCTCCGGTAAAGGCCGAAGGTGCTGCGATTGCGTATGACAACGCGCAGGAAGCATGGACTGCTCGCTACAACCACGAGACGATTGCTCTCGGCTTCTCCATCACGGAAGAAGCGGTTGAAGACAACCTGTACGACTCGCTCAGCAAGCGTTATACGAAGGCTCTTGCTCGCGCTATGGCGTACACGAAGCAAGTCAAGGCGGCTTCTGTTCTGAACAATGGCTTCTCGTCCAGCTACGTTGGTGGCGACGGTCAGGCTCTGTTCAGCGCGAACCACCCGCTTGTCTCAGGCGGCACCAACAGCAACCGTCTGACGGCCTCGGATCTCAACGAAACCTCGTTGGAAGCTGCGGTTATTCAGATCGCTGGTTGGACGGACGAGCGCGGTCTCTTGATCGCGGCGAAGCCCAATAAGCTCATCGTTCCCCCGGCCTTGATGTTCGTTGCCAAGCGTCTTCTCGACACGGAACTCCGTGTTGCGACCGCCGATAACGACATCAACGCTCTGAAGGCGATGGGTTCGATTCCGGGCGGCTACACCGTCAACCACTTCCTGACCGACACGAATGCGTGGTTCCTGACCACGGACGTTCCGAACGGCATGAAGCACTTCGTTCGTACCCCGCTGGCTAACAGCATGGACGGCGATTTCGACACCGGCAACGTCCGGTACAAGAGCCGCGAGCGTTATAGCTTCGGCTGGTCGGATCCGCTCGGCATGTTCGGTTCGCCGGGTTCGACCTAATAGGTTGATGACCTAGAGAGATTGGGGGGTTACAAGTAGCAATGCTTGTAGCCCCTCTTTTTTAGTGATATACAGTCGTTCATCGGGATTAACAGGTTTATCAGACAGACCCGACTGACGACATGCAGACTGATAAACCTACTCGCATGTGAGGATTTGAAATGGCACGTACAACTTTTAGCGGCCCGGTTGCTTCCGACAATGGTTTCATTGGCGTTATTGCTTCCGATTCTGCCGTTGTTACTAACCTTCTTTGCACGACCCTGACGATTGGCAGCACCAAGCTGACCACGGGTTCGGTATCGGGCACGGTATCGGTTCAGGCCGGTCGCATCCCGGTTCTCATCGGCAGCACGACGCTCTACATCGGTCTGTACGCCAGTCTGGTTCCGTAAGATTTCGTGGGGGGCGTAAGCCCCCTTCATCCATTACAGGAGAACCAGAATGCAAACAGATGTCTTAGCTAGTAAGGTCGCCACAAATGCTGGCGACCTGCTGGATCAAAATAGCCTCGTTATTGGCCGCTCTCGCGTGAAGGCGATTTATGTTGTTCCGGATACGGGTGCTGGCACGGTCACGTTTCGTGATGGTGGAGTCAGTGGCCCGGTAAAAATTCAGATCAACACGTTGGCCTCTTCCACCACTCCTGACTACATCCTGATGCCGGGTGAAGGATTGCTCTTCCAAACGAGCATCTACATCGTCCCGTCAGCCGTAGTCTCGACGATGGTCATTTATGGCTAAGTCTCCCGCTTGGCAGCGTAAGGAAGGTAAGAACCCCGCTGGCGGCTTAAATGCTAAAGGCAGGGCTTCCTACAACCGGGCTAACCCCGGCAAGCCGGGACTCAAGGCTCCGCAGCCTGAAGGCGGCTCTCGTAAGAAATCCTTCTGTGCCCGGATGTCTGGGATGAAGAAGAAACTCACGAGCGCCAAGACTGCCAATGACCCCAACTCCCGTATCAACAAGTCTCTTAGAGCATGGAAGTGCTGATATGGAGATGGTTGTCTGGAACATGGTTCTTACGGGAATCGTGGCCATTTTGGGTTTTGTTGTGAAAGAGAAGTTTGAAGAACTCAAGCGTCTCGGCATCCTTCTCAACAGAACTCGGGAAGAAGTTGCTAGGGATCACGTGACCCGTGCGGAAGTACGGGCTGATGCACAAATGCTGCTTGACCGGCTTGATCGGTTGGAGCAAAAGATTGACAGGTTGGTGAATCATGCCAAGTAAGTCAGGCAAACAGCACCGACTAATGGCCTTGGTCGCTAACGATCCGAAAGCAGCCAAGCGATTGGGTATCCCACAAAAAGTGGGCAAAGAGTACGTCAAGGCCGACAAAGGCCGCAAATTTAAGAGGAAATAATCATGGGCATGTCACCGAAAGCGATGAATATGGCGAAAGCGCGTATGGCCGACCGTGCTGGCCGCGCAATGATGGCTCCGCAGCCCCAGATGGGCATGAAGAAGGGCGGTAAGGCCGAGTCAAAAGCAATGGCCAAGAAAGAGATCTCCTTCATGAAGAAGAAGGGCGCTCCGAAGTCCATGATCAAGCACGAGAAAGCCGAGTACGGCATGAAGAAGGGCGGTATGGCCGGTGGTTCCTTCCGTAAGGCCGCTGACGGTATCGCCTCTAAGGGCAAGACCAAGGTCAAGATGGTTCGTATGAACTACGGCGGTAAGTGCTGATGAAGTACAAAATGGGCGGACATATCAAAAAACCCCCTGAACCTGTTAGACCGCTTTCAAAAGGTCCGCAAGGTCGGCGGCGTTATCCCGGTCAGAACGAGGCTGATAAAAAGCGTCGTGAGGCAATGCAGGCTGTCGAGGACAGTGATATGTCCACCAAGATGCAGGAAGCTTACGAGCGTTTTGGCCGTAGTTCCGAGTCTGACTCGCCGGGCTATAAGAAGGGCGGTAAGGTCAAGAAGATGGCCGGTGGCGGCTCCGCTTCCAAACGTGCTGATGGCTGCGCTGTTCGCGGCAAAACACGAGGTAAGATGGTATGAAAGGTTTTGGTAGCCGTGGCTTCGGCACAAAGAAGCGCATGCGTAAGTTTGAAGAAGGCGGTGCGACTGATTACGCCGAGTCCGGCAGTGCCGGTGGCACAAACATCAGTTTTGGCGAAGCCTTTCGCGCTGCTCGCAAACAGGGCCTGAAGACTTTCACATGGCGTGGCAAGGAATACTCAACAGACACCAAGGAAGATAAGGCTAAAAAGGCCGAGAAGTCCTTGACCGAAGTTGAAGTGACTAGCAAGCGTCCTGACTTCTCTAAGATTTACGAGATGGACAAGGTGACGGATAAGGCTGGCGCTGGTAGTCGCGGTGTCCCCCGTCGCGGCGGCGCTCGTGATCCTGAAGCGTCTAAGAAGGTTGAAGCCAAGATTGATGAGAAGATTGGCGCGTCAATCCGTGGTTCGACCAGCAGCATGAAGAATACGGATAGCGTTTATGAGCGTCTTGCTCGCGGCTCAAATGAGTCTGAGCGTAAGGCCAAGCGCGTTCGTGAAGCCCGTGAAGCGATGAGTTATCGCAAGGGCGGCTCAGTCGGCTCCGCTTCTAAGCGTGCTGACGGTATCGCACAGCGCGGTAAGACTCGTGGGAAGATGTGCTAATGATGCCCTCTCGCGGAATGGGTGCAATTAGTCCGAAGAAGATCCCCCGTGCTAAACGCCGGGGGGACTCTAAGCCTGTAGAAGGCACGGGTAAGCCCATCCGCACCTTTAAGAAAGGCGGCGAGTCGAAGGTCAATCAGGCTGGCAACTACACCAAGCCGGGTATGCGTAAGAAGTTGTTTGAGTCCATCAAGGCTTCGGCAACGCAGGGCACCGGTGCAGGGCAGTGGTCAGCGCGTAAGGCGCAGTTGTTAGCCAAGCGGTACAAGGAGAAGGGCGGTGGATACCGGGACTGACATCGAACTTTTCAAAGCGCAGGTTCAGGCTGAACTAAATCGGCTTGAGGCCAAGGCGTCTGCTAAGACTGTTGCTGGTAAGGCTATCGGCAAAGACGGTCTGAAGTACATTACAGCCATCGTCGTGATTGGCGTCGTCTCTAGCCTCTTCTTGGATAACGACAAGATCGCTGCCGTGATGGGGCTGCTTGGCGCGTCTCTGACCGCTTTGATCTCGATGCTGAACGGCATTGCAGGCACGGTTGAGAAGGAAGAGAAGCCCGAGTACGCGGTCATCAAGGAACTTATCGCCAAGTTGGATCGGCTGGATCGCAAGGAAATGCCCATGAGGGTCGATGTCGAGGGCGACCATGTGACCGTCACCAAGGGTGATGATGTGGTTAGGGCAAGCAAGTGAACATGCAGAAGATTGTAGATATGTTGTTTCCGGTTCTTCTGGCCGCCGTTGGCTGGCTATTGGCCGAGATTGCATCATTCAACAATCGGCTGATTGCTATCGAGTCGAAGATTCCGATCCTCATTACCGAAGACGGCGTTCCGACCGACAGCCCGTTGAGCGCCTCCAAGCGGCAAGAACTTAAAGACGAGATCATGGAAGACATCCATGACTTGCAAGTGCGGGTCAAGTTGATGGAAGAGCGCAACAAATGAAGTCCCCGCAGCAGTCCTTGAAGGCTTGGGGCGACCAGAAGTGGAGAACGAAGAGTGGTAAACGATCTTCTGACACGGGCGAAAGGTATCTTCCAGAGGCTGCGATTAAAGCTCTCAGCCCTGCTGAGTACGCCCGAACCACTGCCGCCAAGCGACGAGGCAAAGCCCAAGGCAAGCAGTTCGTCGCGCAGCCCAAGGGTATATCGCAAAAAACCCGTGCGTATCGTCAAAGGGGCAAAGGGTAAGTAAATGGCCTACAAGACTACAGCAACGACGGACTTCAACCTTGATCTCAACACGATCATCGAAGAGGCTTTTGAGCGTTGTGGTGCTGAGTTGCGGACGGGTTACGACTTCCGTACCGCCAAGCGCAGTCTTGGTCTATTGCTCATGGACTGGGCAAACCGTGGTATTAACCTCTGGACGTTGGAGACCGGTACCCAAACTTTGACGTACAACGTCGGTACGTATGACCTGCCGGTAGATACGGTTGACCTGCTTGACCATGTGATCCGCACCGGGTCTGGCACGAACCAGCAGGACATCAACATCTCGCGTATCTCATCTAGCACGTACGTGTCGATCCCGAACAAGAATGCGACGGGTCGCCCGATTCAGATCTGGATCAATCGTCGTACGGGTGCAACGGATGCGGCTGGTACGATTATCTACCCGCAATATACGGTGTGGCCGAAACCGGACAACAGCACGACTTGGACACTGTTCTACACGCGCCTTGTTCGTATGACTGACCCCGGCACAGGTGTGAATGGACAAGATATTCCGTTTCGCTTCTTGCCCTGTATGGTGGCAGGCTTGGCGTATATGCTGTCAATGAAGATTCCGAATGCTGACGCTCGCACGCAAATGCTGAAGGCTCAGTACGACGAGGCTTGGGATTTGGCGGCTGGCGAAGACCGAGAAAAAGCGGCAGTGCGGTTCGTACCACGTGAGAGTTTCTTGGGTGGTTACTAATGCCGAACAGGTTTGCAAGTGGCAAGCACGCGATTGCGATGTGCGACCGGTGTGGGTTTCAGTACAAACTCCGCCAGTTAAAGTCGCTAGTGATCAAGACCAAGAACGTGAATATCTTGGTCTGTCCGGAGTGCTGGGAGCCAGATCAGCCCCAGTTGTCGCTTGGTCTTTACCCGGTGGACGACCCGCAGGCGTTGCGGAATCCAAGGCCGGACACGAGCTACTTTGCGGTGGGCAATGACGGCGCGAATGGCAGTCGTCAGATACAATGGGGCTGGGCACCCGTAGGCGGGGCCAGAGCAGATGATGCAGGATTAACTCCTAACGACTTAGCGCCGTTTGGAGAAGTTGGAACGGTTACGGTCGTTACGACCTAGGAGACTGAAATGGCTATGACTTTAAAAGAACACGCCAAACTTCCGGCGAATAAGGCCCACGGTAAGAACGCCAAGGGCTTTCGTGCTGGTGGCAAGACCAACAGCGAAATGAAGAAGTACGGTCGCGGTATGGCGAAGGTGATGAACCAACGCAGCCCGATGCGCGGCTCTTCTGGCCCGAGGTAATTGCCATGAAAGAACTGAATCCCGGCAAAATTAGGCCGAACACGGACTCCACGGGGCGTAATGGCTACCCGGAGAAGGATGTGAACAAGGGCGTCACCCACATGGAAATGAAGGGTGCTGGTGCTGCCACGAAGGGTAAGAAGTTCGTGTCGCAGATCAACCTTGAGAACAACGCCAAGTACAGGGCGGGCTGGTCGCCGTGAACTACTCTCAGCTTACTACGCTGATTCAGGACTATTGTGAGTCCACGGAGCAGAGCTTCGTGGCGAATATTCCTACGTTTGTGCAGTTGGCTGAAGAGCGGATTTACAACACGGTTCAACTTCCGGCCATTCGTAAGAACGTGACGGGTAGCACGAGCAACGGGAACCAATATCTCTCGTTGCCATCAGACTGGCTCTCGACGTTCTCAATGGCCGTGATTGACCCCACGACTCAGGATTACGAGTACCTGCTCAATAAGGATGTGAACTACATCCGTGCGGCGTACCCGCCTCCGACCAGCACCGGCAAGCCTGCTTACTACGCCATCTTCGATGACACGACGATGTTGCTGGGGCCGACTCCGGATGCGGCGTATACGATTGAACTGCACTATTACTACTACCCAACTTCCATCGTGAACTCGGGTACTTCTTGGCTCGGCACCAACTTTGAGACGGTGCTGCTGTACGGTTCGCTTCGTGAAGCCTATACCTACTTGAAAGGCTCCGAAGACATGATGAACTACTACGAGCAAAAGTATCAGGAGTCGCTGGGTCAACTGAAGCGCCTTGGCGATGGCTTGGATCGTCAGGATGCGTACCGTTCTGGTCAAGTTAGGGTTCCGGTGACTTAATGTTTAACGCAGGAACAGAAATCGGTAATGTGTTTGTCCAAACGACAGACCATCGTGAACATACGGTAGAAGAGATTGCGGAGCGTGCGGTTAATCGTGCGATTCGCGTGGACTCACAAGAAGGTTTGAAGCAGGTACTAATTAAGTATCTGCAAGAGGCGCAAGACTCGGCCTTGAAGACTGCGCGACGTACGTTGATTGAACAAGGTTTTGACGACGCGGCAGCGCGTTTAGGAGACTGAAATGGCGATTACTCAGGCAATGGCTACGTCGTTTAAGGTTGAGATCCTTGACGGCATTCATAACTTTGGTACCGGCGTGATCCGCGCTTCGACGGCTGCGGATGTGTTCAAGCTGGCCCTGTTTACTTCTTCGGCTACGTTGAGCGCCACGACTACGGCGTACTCTTCGGCTGACGAGGTTTCTTCGTCTGGCACGAACTACCCGGCTGGTGGTTTGACGCTGACGATCTCGCAGGTGCCGACTTCGAGCAGCACGACGGCCTTTATCGACTTTGATGATCTGACGTTCCCGAGCGCCACGATTACGGCCAACGGTGCGCTGATCTACAACGCGACTCAGGGTAACAAGGCGGTTGCGGTGTTGGCGTTTGGTAGTGACAAGACCTCGACGGCAGGTAACTTCACTATCCAATTCCCGGCTGCGGCTGCTTCGACTGCTATTCTGCGTATCGCTTAATCGGAGGGTAACATGGCCCTCGTACTTGCGGATCGCGTCCTAGAGACGACGACCACTGCTGGTAGTGGCACGATTACCTTAGCTGGTGCAGAGCCGGGGTATCAGTCGTTTTCGGCTGTTGGTAACGGCAACCAGACCTACTACACCATTGCTAACGGTGCTGAGTGGGAAGTGGGCATCGGCACCTATACGGCTTCGGGGACAACGCTCTCCCGAGATACGGTGCTGTCTTCTAGCGCAAGCGGCGCAAAGGTTACGCTCTCCGCAGGTACTAAGAACGTCTTCGTTACCTACCCGTCTGAAAAGTCAGTCAACTTCAACGTATCGGGCGACATCACGGCTGCTACAGGCAGGATCATCAATCTTGGTGCGCCTAGCCTGAATTCGGATGCGGCTACGAAAGAATACGTCGATAACATGACGACGGCTGCGCTGCACGTTCACGAGGCAGTTGTCCTTGCGACTCCAGCAAGTTCGGGACGTAACGATACTTACAACAACGGCACAGCGGGTGTTAGCGCAACTCTGACAGCGACAGCCAATGGCACCCTGACGATTGACAGCACGGTTGCTCAGGCGGCTCAGCGCGTTTTGATTAAGGACTGCGACGATCAGGCCGAGAACGGGATTTACGTAGTTACAACGGTGGGCGACGGTTCTACCGCTTATGTAATGACCCGCGCATCTGATGCTGATACGTACGGTGAGCAGGGCGCTGAATCGCTTGACGAGGGTAGCTACTTCTTCGTCACGGGTGGTACGTCGTTAAAGGGCGCTGCTTTTGTCTGCAACACTGCGGGCACGATTACGTTCGGTACGACGCCGATTACGTTTGGCGAGTTCAGTCAGGCACAAGTCTACTCAGCCGGTAATGGCATCAGTCTTACCGCTACGACTATTTCACTCGCTTCGCCTGTTGTTGTTTCTAATGGCGGCACAGGGCTGACTACAACACCGACCAACGGCCAACTGCTGATCGGTAACGGCACGGGCTACACACTCTCGACCCTTACGGCAGGATCAGGTGTCTCCATCACGAACAGTGCTGGCAGCATCACGCTCTCTGCGACGGGCGCGGGCGGTACGGTCACGGCTGTTACAGCGACTGGGCCTTTGGCTTCGTCAGGCGGCACGACTCCTGATATCAGCATTGCCAATACGACTGGTACGGGTAGTGTTGTTCTAGATCAAGGCGCGACCATCTCCAGTGCCACGATCACGGCTGCACTCAGTGCGTCCATCACGACGATCACGGGTACGTCGGCTAACATTACCACCGTCTCCGGCACCACGGCACGGTTCAGCAGCGCGGCTATCACTCAACTGAGCGGCACCTCGGCGGGTATTACAACTGTCTCGGGAACAACGACTACGTTCTCAAGCGGCACGATCACTCAGTTCGGCGCGACCTCTGCGACGATTGCCAGCGTCTCTGGTACGAACGCTACCTATTCCAACGGTAACTTCACGAGTGCGACAGTCTCAACGATCTCCGGCACGACGGCTACTTATACGTCTGCCACGGTCACGAATCTGAATGTGACCAGCGTTACGCTGAGCAATCTCAGTATTGCCTCGGCTAACATCACGACTCTCACCGGTACGACGTTTGGTACAACTGGTGCTACTCAGTTGCGTGGCGCATCTGCGACCATCAATAATGTTTATGTTCCTAATGCACTTTCAGTTTCTGCGACTGGGGCTAGATGGGATTCTAACGGCGATATTTATTCGTATCGTTCTGGTGGTACAACCGGTGTCATTTTCTTAAGTAGTAGCGCCACTCGTTATCTGTATTGGGACGGCACCACATATTCTATGCCCGGTGGTCAACTTGACGTAAACGGGCAACGTGTTCTCAATGCGGGTAACTATAATACTTACGCTGTACCTGCTAAGACATCATCAGATTGGAGCAATGCTCCGTCTGTAATCAGTAACGTAGTTGGCTTGATGGCGTGGAAGAACTACGGTAATAGCCACGTTATCTTTGATGCTTCAGCAAGTACGAGTCCTGCTGGTGGGGCGGTAAATAATACCAATTCAAGCTCTCCTTGGATTGCTTCGTATCCTACTTTGATGGGCTGGAATGGCGCAGGTACATACGGCGTTCGAGTTGATTCCTGCCGAGTAGCCGATAACGGCCTTCCAATCGTTAACGTAACCTCGTCCACAAGTATTGCTGCGACGGCTGGTAATCATTACATTTTGCGTGGCGGCGCTACGACGGTAACTTTGCCTGCATCGCCTGCTGCGGGCGCTCTAGTGTGGGTCACGGTATCCAACGGTCGCTCTGATAACGTCATTGCTCGTAACGGACAGAACATCCAAGGTTTGGCAGAAAACATGACGTTGGATGCGGCATACGCCGCAGTTCAGCTTCGCTTCTCCGATGCCACGATGGGTTGGGTATTCTGTTAAGCCATGTTCGGCTTTACCCCATTTGCCGCCGCGCCATTTGCAGATCTTGGTAGCGGCGATGTAAACGTACAGGTTACTGGGGTAGAAGCCACCGGACAGCTTGGTGATGTCCTTATCATCGCTCAGGCCGACGTATTTCCGGCAGGTGTATCTGCTACGGCGGAACTGGGTAATGTCACTATCCAGATCGTCTTCATCATCGAAGTCACGGGCCTTGAAGCTACAGGTTTCGTTGGTGATGCTCGTGCTGCGGCATCGGCTAATGCTCCGGTTACAGGCGTTTCGGCTTCTGGTGCAGTTGGCGATGTCACTGTCGTTGCCGAGTCGGTTGTATTCCCATCAGGGGTTGTCGGCACGGGTGAGACCGGCGATGTGTTCGTTACCGGTATTGCTATTTTCTCCGTTACCGGCGTTGAAGGCACGGCGGAACTTGGCACGGTCACGGTCAGTATCCCCAAGGATGTCCCAGTCACGGGGGTGTCAGCCACAGGTGCGGTCGGTACTGTCTCTGTTACTGGCTCGGCTGTCGTGTTCCCGACCGGCGTTACCGGAACCGGCGCTATTGGTCAAGTCCTTGTTTGGGGTAAGATTGTCCCAGTTCCGACCGGGCCTTGGACTCCTGTGGATGATTCGCAGGCGGGTACATGGACACCGATTGACGATACACAAACGCCTAATTGGATAGATATAGCGGCGTGAGGTTTTAAATGGCTAGTACATACTCAACCAATCTTGGCATCGAACTGATCGGAACAGGTGATCAGGCCGGTGCATGGGGTAACACCACCAACACGAACCTCGGCACGCTCATTGAGCAGGCCATCTCGGGGTACGTCACGCAGGCAGTCTCTACCGGAACAGATACGGTAATCACGATCCCAAGTGGTGCTACGGGTGTCGCCCGTAATATGTATATAGAGTTGACGGGCACGGGTGGTACGAACACCAACCTGATTGTCCCTGCCAACAAGAAGCTCTACTTCATCTATAACAACACCTCGTCTGGTCAGGTCACGGTCAAAGTGGCAGGACAAACCGGCGTGTCTGTGCCGAATGGCGTGAAGACGATTTTGGTGTCGAACGGTACGGACATTGTTGATGCGACTTCTTACATCAATGGAGTTAGCGCCAACATCACAGTGCTAACTTCAAGCTCTGCCACGATCACGAATCTTCGTGCGACCAGTCTTGTTGTTTCCAATGCTCTGGGCATTGCTCAAGGCGGTACGGGTAGTAGCCTCACCCCGTCTAACGGACAACTTCTGGTTGGTAATGGTACGGGATTTACGCTCAACACTCTGAACGGTGGCCCCGGTGTCGGCATCACGAACGCGGCTGGCTCTATCACCATCACGGCCACGGGCACGGGCTTTATCGGCTCGGTCAACGCGACTTCACCGCTTCAGTCAGTAGGCACGCAGTCAATTACGATCAGTCTTGCTAGTGCTGTACCGATTTCGTTGGGCGGTACAGGACAAACTTCAGCCCCTGCGAACGGTCGTTTACTGATTGGTAACGGCACAAGCTTTGTGCTGTCCAACCTGACGGCAGGTACCGGCGTTTCTATTACCAACGGTGCTGGGTCTATCACTATTTCAGCAACGGGTTCTACCGGCGATATCACGTTTACCAGCGCAACTATTGCGTCTGTAAATACCAATCAGAATATCAATCTGATGGCTAACGGGACTGGTGCGGTAAACGTCAACACCACTGCTCCTTATCTTGCTGGCAGTTATGCCATGAATGTTTTCGCCAGTACATCTGGAAAAATTTACGGCATGTTGGTCAAGAGCATTCAGCAACCTAGAGAGTGTGTTTCTTTTTGGAACGAAGCGAGTACAGGTGATAATCTTTTTGCTGTTTTCTTCACAGAAAGTACTTTTGACGTAAGAGGAAGTATTACCTATAACAGAGGCGCTGGTCAGGTTGCATACAACACGACCTCTGATCGTCGCGCAAAAACAATTTACGGGCCTGTTACTAATAGCGGCCAGATTGTTGATGAACTGAAGGTTTATACCGGGAAAATGAACTGGGGCACGACTCAGTACCCAATGATGATTGCGGATGAAGCGCAGCAGGTCACACCTTATTGCGTGACAGGTCAGCCTAATGCTGTTGACGATAAAGGAAAGCCGATTTATCAACAGATGGACTACAGTGCTTTGGTTCCGCTGTTGATTGCAGAAGTTCAGTCACTACGCGCACGTGTTGCAGAACTAGAGGCGAAAAACTGATATGAGTTTGTTCACTCAATTTACTAACACTACTACGGGCGGTCGATACACGCTGATATCTAGCTCGCGTACGTTCACTATTCCGCAGTCGGGTACATATCGTTTATATGTGTGCGGTGCTGGCGGAAGTGGTGGATCGCTCGGACCTTCTTGGGGTCTTCCTGCCGCTGCTCTTGGCGGTGGAGCCGGGGGTCTCGCCATCAAAACCGCTTACTTCAATGCAGGCACTAACCTTGTTATGACGATTGGCGCTGGTGGCACTGGCGCTGTAGGTTTTGTTGCAAACGGTACTGGTGGTGGAGCAACTAACGTAGCTGGTGGTGGAATTAACGTCACAGCAAACGGTGGCGGCGCTGGCGGTATTGTAGGTGGTAGTACTGGAACGTGGAACGGCGGCGGTGGCGGCACTGCGGGCGGTGGCGATTTTAATTTTACTGGCGGCGCTGGCGGAGTAGTGCAAATTAACGGCGGCGGTGGACAAGCCGCTTCAGGAGGCGGTGCGGTTGCATGGAACGGTATTGGCTACGCTGGTGGAACCGCGATTACATCTAACTGGTTTGTAGGTGCTGGCGGTGCTGGCGTTGGCGGATCAGGTGGTACAGCTACTGGAAATAATGACCAATGCGCTTCTGGTGGTGGCGGAGCCTTTGGCCCCGGCCCTGCGGTTACAGACAATCGGTTTGGTTCAGCCAACAACTCTCGCGGAGCGGGATTAAACGGTTTCACCAACAATACTCTCTACTTTTCACAAGATCTTTTAAATCCCGCTGGGTGGGGCGGCGCACAAGGTGGCGGTGCCGCAGACTGGGGCGGTGGAGGTGGTGGTACATCAGCGGGTGGTACTGGCCCTACTATGATGGGTCTTGGCGGCAGTGGCGGTGCTGCTGAGAACTCGATCAGTGGGCTTGTTGTTTATGGCGGCGGTTCTGGTGGCGGTTCTAACGGTACTAGTAGAGGCGGTAACGGATTCGTAATTATCGCTTGGAGTTAATTGTGATTTATCAAATTTTAAACGACGTTGGCGAAGTCATTAACAGAATTGTTGCTGACGAGGCTTTTGTAGAAGCTGCTTACCCCGGTCGGTACAGGCTGGAAGGTCCCGAGTCTTTGATTGTTGATCCAGCCATTATTACGAAAATTGCCATGATTACTCGGTTCCTTGATGCTGAGTATACGGGCATCCTGTCTGCTGCAAAGACTGACGTTGAAGTGCAAGGTTGGCTAGACCGTTTTTACGCTGCTGGAGCGATTGACCTTGGCGATACCCGAACTATTGACGGTATCAATATGATGGTTAGCAAAGGGCTGCTTGTACCTGCTCGCGCAACAGAAATTTTGACAGCCCCGGTTCGTCAGGATGAGAAGCCGCAATGATTGACGGAATGGACAAGTGCACCACCCCAAGCATCGCGCAAGTGTTGGCGCAGAAATATCCTGCGCTCAAGTATGAAGTTGGTGATGACTTCATTGGGATATACGATGGTCTGTTCAGTAAAGAATACTGCGACCGTTGGATCAAGCATTTTGAAACCGCAGACGCTAATGGGTTTGGCTATAACCGATTACAAGGACTTCAACGTGATGGTCATATAAATGCTGACCAGTCAATAGACTATGCAAACGCGGCGTTCTATCATGACCACAGTATGAAACTTGAATGCGGCGAGTTTAACGTCGCGTTTTGGGAAGCTTGTTATGCGTTATACGCTGAAAAGTTTTCGATACTGAAGACAGCAGACCAACACAAAATTTACGAAGTCAAAATACAGCGTACTCGTCCGAAAGAGGGGTACCACATTTGGCACTGTGAAGATACGACGCGGCTAAAACGTAATCGCCTGCTGACTTTTATTGTCTATTTGAACGATATTGAAGATGGCGGTGAGACCGAGTTCCTGTACTTGAGTAAGCGCGTAAAACCGGTTACTGGCCGTGTTGTGCTTTGGCCTGCTGGATATACCCACACACATCGTGGCAATCCTCCGCTGAAAGATACCAAATACATCATCACTGGCTGGGTGGAGTTCTAATCATGATGACCCTAGTCTCGACGTTCCTTTCATTCCTCGCAGGCGGCTTGCCCAAAATCTTGTCGATCTTTCAAGACCGGCAGGATAAGAAGCACGAACTTGCACTTGTCGCTGCCCAGAAGGAGCGTGAGTTGGCTTTGGCTGAGCGAGGCTTCTTGGCACAGGCAAAAGTTGAAGAGATTAAGCTGGAGCAGATCCAGACTCAGACCGCTGCCGAAGAACGTCAGGCTCTCTATCAGCACGACATCGAGATCGGTAAAGGTGCGTCTCAATGGATGATCAATCTTCGCGCTTCGGTGCGTCCGGTCGTGACATACATCTTCGTGCTGGAACTCGTGGCGCTGAATGTCGCCGGGGTTTGGTATGCGTACACCACCGGCATCCCGTTTGCGATTGCCATGGAGAATGTCTTCTCGGACGACGAGATGTTGATTCTGAGTTCAATCATCGCGTTTTGGTTCGGGACGC